CTTTCATGTTTCTATCTATTTGTTGATTGTATTCTTTTATTGATAAACTTGTCATTGTATTAACCCTCTCTTCTTAATTTATTTATTTCTTCCATATCATCTTTAAAACCTTGTATTTCTACTTCTAGTTCATGATTGTTAAATAATCTTAAGTATCTATAATCTGAATCTTTATGTATCTTACCTAAAATATCATCTGCTAAATCAACTACACTATGACCAGATATAAAATCTTCATGCCCATATTCCTCATACAACTCACTTATTAAATTTTGTAAATCGTCATAGTCTTGCGTATCTCGTTCTGTAATTATTTTTCTTCTTTTCATATTAATATCCTAATTTGTTTCTGTCTACTAACCAAATGTGTTTGACTTTTGTTTTATCTACTTCATCAAAGATAACTTCTACTTTGTATTCTGTATTTGCATTTTCTTGTGAAAACTCTGTTCCCTTTTCTGCATTAACTGGAACATAGAAAGTAGCAATATTATCTCTGATACTTGCGTCATATTTATCTAAATTAATTTTCATGTTTGCCTTTCTTTTATCTATATATATCAAATATTTAACCTTATGTCAAATAAAAAACCCCCTACATTAACGAGGGGGCTTTCATTTTCTAGGAGGAGAAAATACTTATCGCATGAAATAACCAATTATTAATATACCAATTATACAGCACACTATCATGGTTATAAATTCAAATATCATGCTACTTCTAAAAGCTGTTTTATTTCATACAGCTTATTCGTTACTGCTGTTGTATCAGTTGTTTGCATTAAAGCAAACGACCTTATAAAATGATGAAACTCCATATCAAATATACTAATATACTTTCCTTGTGAGTCAGAATAGTATTTGTATTTGTCTGGAAGTTTATCAATATTTTTTTCATACATATGGTCGTAGAAATCATTAGGCACACTTTTTTTATGCACTACTGCTTCCATTTCAATATATTGTCTAATGTTCATTTTTTACCCCATTTCTTTTCGTTATCAATTCTTAATTGTTCCCACTCATGCCAATATATAAATTCATCTTTGTATGAGTAGTAATCAAACAATGTTAATTGGTCTGCATATACAATTCTATCTATTTCTTTTTGTTCCATGCTATTCCTTTCGTATTCTAGTTATAGAACTTTTTTTAGTTTGTGGGTGTAAGCCATACTTTATGTAGAGCCACACTATTGTTAATATTAAGTTTTTCATAATTATTATATAACTATATCAATGATTTAACCTTGTGTCAAATCAATATTCATTGTTAAACAATCATTTGGAACTTCATGAGTTTCAAAATGGTCAATCGATAATGGTGATGTAGGTGTTTTGCTCGTTATATATTCTATAGGTATTTCTACTGTAGAAGTTTTTTTTCCTACTTCTCTAATATTACAAGGCACTTCACCTTTATCAGTAAGATTAACAAATGCCCAACCTACCCATAAATTATTCATAATTTTATCCTTTCGTTTAATTATTATATAACTATATCAATAACTTAACCTTATGTCAAGTTGTTGCACGATAAAAATCTCTCGACTTACATGGGCTACAAAACCTATCAAATCTTGAATATGTTATATAAGTTTTATTACATAACCAACATTTAGCTTCGCCATGTTTTTCATAGTGTGTGCTTTGTGAGTGCCTAGTATTTCGTCTATTCTTACTAGATTTTTTTGTTAAGTTGTTTCTGTGCATTTTACCAAGCACAGAATTTTTAGTTGTGCCAATCTTTTCTGCAATCACAGATGTTCTCACACCTTGTTTGTATAATTTCTTGGCATGATTAAAGGTTTCCTTCGACCATCTAAACATATTATTTCCTTTCGATTATCTAAATATACCTTTTTATTTACATTATGTCAAACTGTCGCAGTTTACCTTTTGTTTTTCTTTTTGTTTCTGTAACTACGGTTTTGTTTTTATTTTCTTTTGCTTTTTCTTATCTACTACGGTTTCACTAAAAAAATTTAGACCAAA